ACAACGCTGAAAACCCAACAAAGACACCCGGCATCAAATGCCGAGGCACAGGTGCTGCGACTAAAGCTCTCATGGCTCGGGGCCCAATGGCATGAATTACGCCGCACTCAGCGCTGCTATTCAGGCGTACACGGAGAACACGGAAGCAGATTTCGTGGCTAATATCCCCGTGTTCGTTCAGCAAGCTGAGCAGCGTATTTACAACAGCGTTCAGTTTCCGTCTATTCGTAAGAACGTGATGGGCGTTACATCTACGAACAACAAGTATCTAGAGTGTCCGTCAGATTTTTTGGCGGTGTATTCAATGGCGGTTATTGACGCTTCTGGGGAATACGAGTACTTGCTGAACAAAGACGTTAACTTTATTCGTCAGGCGTACCCACAGCCAACAGACACAGCGATCCCAAAGTATTACGCTTTGTTCGGCCCCCAATCCTCCAATGCAGCCGAGTTGTCTTTTATTCTTGGCCCCACACCCAATGCGATTTACAACGTTGAGTTGCACTATTATTTCTACCCAGAATCTATTGTGACTGCGAGCAACACATGGCTTGGTGACAACTTTGATTCTGTGTTGTTGTACGGCTCTTTGGTTGAGGCTTACACCTACATGAAGGGTGAGCAAGACATGATGGCGCTGTACAACGGCAAATACCAAGAAGCACTTGCATTAGCTAAACGTCTAGGTGATGGTATGGAGCGTCAGGATGCGTATCGTTCTGGTCAATTTAGACAGGCGGTAACCTGATGGCTATTGTTCAAACTCAGACCACATCGTTTAAGGCAGAGCTTTACCAAGGCATACATGACTTGACGACTGACGTCATTAAGATTGCTCTGTATACAGCCAGCGCAAATTTGAACGAAGACACGACTGTGTATAGTTCAACCAATGAAGTAGCTAATACAGGTACGTATGTGGCCGGGGGCGCACAGTTGACCCCAATTACAGTCAACACTTCTGGGTACACAGCCTACGTTGGCTTCCCAAACATCTCATGGACAGGCGCAATCACCGCAAGGTGTGCGTTGATTTACAACGTTACCCAAGGTAACAAATCTATTGCAGTTCTGGACTTTGGGTCGGATAAGACTTCTACAACTACATTTACCATCACAATGCCTGCTAATACAGCCACGGCAGCGTTAATTCGTTCTTCTAATTAAGGAGTCAATATGACCACGGAAAAACTCAAAGTAACTGACCACATTATCTGTGGTTTCAATGCCGGTACACAGTCGAGCGAGCAAGCCAAGGCTACAGGCGTTTACTACGTTGAATGCCATGACAAAGACGGCAAGCTCAAGTGGTCTGCTGAGTCTAAGAACTTGGTAGTTAACGCTGGTTTGGCTTACATGGCTGGCTCTGCCCTGACTTCAGTGACCCAGATTACCACTTGGTACATCGGCCTGTACGGTGCTGGAGCCTCTAATACACCTGCGGCTGGCGACACAATGGCTTCCCACGCTGGCTGGACTGAGGTTGTACCTTACAGCAATGCAAATCGTGTGACGGCTACGTTTGTTACCGCTACAACAGCTAATCCCTCTGTAGTGACTAATGCGGCTTCTCCTGCTACGTTTAACATCAACGCAACTTCCACTGTTGGCGGTGCGTTCTTGACAAGCGACAATACCAAGAGTGGCACGACAGGAACATTGTTTTCAGCGGCTGACTTTGCGGCTCCCGGTGATCGCTCTGTGGTATCTGGCGACATTATCTCTGTTACCTACACGTTCAGTTTGGCTGCTTGAGGTCTAAATGGCTGAAGGCGGCTGGGGTTCTGGCACATGGGGTCAGGCTGGCTGGGGTGATTCAGTCTATGACCGGAGTGTTGCTGAAACTGCGACAGGGACAGATGCCGCTTCTTCAGTTGTTAGTGTGCAGGCGGCGGTCAGTGAGACTGCCACAGGATCGGATGCTATTAGCGCACTGGCTACGTTCGGTGCGGCGGTAAGTGAGACAAGTACAGGGTCAGACGCAATAAGTGCAACGGCAACGTTTGGATCTGCGGTCAGTGAGTCAGCGACAGGTAGTGATGCAATAAGCGCCATTCCGACATACGGGGTGTCAGTCAGTGAGACTGCTACGGGGTCAGATCAAGCGGCGGCGTTTGCTAACTTCTTAGGTCAGATACTTGAGACGGCGACAGTTACAGATGAAACAAGTTCAGCTTTCACATTCTTAGCGTTTATTGTTGAGACAGCGACTGGATCGGACAGCGTAAGTGCAAGTACAGCGGTAAATGCTTCTGTCAGTGAGAGTGCAACGGGGTCTGATTCTGTAGCGGCTGGGGTTACATTTAAGGGTGTGATTTCTGAGGCGGCAACAATTAGTGATGTGGATGCGGCGGTGGCAAACTTTGCGGCCTCCATTGTTGAGTTGGCGACAATATCTGATTTAGTATTTGGACGGCCTTTGTGGGAAATTATTGATGACACGCAGACCGCAAACTGGCAAAATATCAACAACGTTCAGTCTTCGGGCTGGACACAGGTTAGTGATACTCAGAGTGCTGGGTGGACACAGATCGACACGAATTAGGAGCATTTAAATGGCTACAGGCGCAACAGGACAACTAGGTTTAGCTCTTCCAGTACAGGGCGAACTCTCTGGCACATGGGGCGATACCGTTAATAATGGGATTACGCAGTACACCAACATTGCGATTGCGGGCACTTTGACCCTAACAGGTGACGGCGCGGTAACTCTGGCTAACACCACTGGTGACGCTTCAGCTTCTAACATTACATCTACTTTAGCTGGCGCAGGTACGGTTACAGCCCAGTTTTCAACAGTCAGGGTGTCAGGTACAACTACAACCAAGGTAGTCACTGGCCCAAGCTACAGTAAGTCATACCTTATTGACAACGCTTCTTCTTATACAGTCACGTTCAAAGCATCTGGTCAGACTGGTGTTTCTATCTCCCCCAATGAGAAAGTCTATGTTTATTACAACGCTACTGATTACGTCAAAGTTGGCGGTGGTGGCATCACATACGGCGCGGTCAAGACAACCACATACACGGCAGTAGCAAACGATGGCGTACTGACCAACACCACTGGCGGTGCATTTACGGTCAACTTGCCTGCCACTCCCTCGACAGGTACTCAGGTCTTTATTGCTGACTCTGCTGGTACATGGGGAACAAACAACCTGACGATTGGGCGCAACGGCTCTACGATTGCTGGCTCGGCTACTGACTTGGTGTGCGACATTAACAGTGTGAGTATCCAGTGTATTTACGATGGCACAACGTGGGACATCTTTGCTCAGATCGGTGCTAACGATACGGCTGTAGTGACTTTGAACGGCACACAGACGCTGACGAATAAGACTTTAACAAGTCCCACAATCACAAGCCCTACCGTGACGGGTACAGGCACGATTGCGGCGGCTACGGTTACGCTGTCTTCCACATTGAGTGTGACTGGCGTATCTACCTTAACTGGTGGTGCAGTTGTTCAAGGTCTGACTGTAGGCCGTGGCGCAGGTGCTGTGTCTACCAACACGGCTGTGGGTGTAACTGCGTTAGCAGGTAGCAATAGCGGTACAGGTGAAAATGTTGCGCTTGGCTACGAAGCATTAAAAGTTAACACATCAGGTGCTAGAAACACCGCTGTCGGCCTGTACTCAGCAGGTGCAAACACGACAGGCAGCAACAACGTAGCTATTGGTAATGGCGCTTTCCAAACAAACATTTCTGGTGGTAACAATGTAGCAGTTGGAAATAGCGCCCTTGAGAAAAATACAGCATCTAACAATACTGCTGTAGGTTATCAGGCGGGGTATACAAATAGCACAGGAACTCGTGTTACGGCTGTTGGTGCATTGGCACTTCAATATTCAACAGTAAGCGATTTAACTGCCGTTGGTTATGGCGCATTAAATCAAAATACCACTGGTTTATACAACACAGCAGTTGGTGGATACGATGCGGGGACATTCTCCGCAATGCTGTTTAACACGACTGGCTCTTACAACACGGCTGTTGGTGCTGGTGCGCTTAAAACAAACACCACAGCATCTAACAACACTGCTGTAGGTTATCAGTCGGCTTACTCTGTTACTGGTGAAGGCAATGTAGCTCTTGGTTCTCAAGCCATGAAAAACGCTACAGCATCAACATACAGTGTTGCTATTGGATTTCAATCACTTTTAGTGTCAACTACTAATAAGCCAAATACTGCCGTTGGTCTACAAACACTAATTGCAAACACAACTGGTCAAAATAACGTAGCTGTTGGTGGCAATGATGCCGCAAGTTACAACTCAACATTACAAGCTAATACAACTGGCTCACAGAATACAGGTATTGGCATGGGTGCATTAGGTAGCAACACCACAGCATCCTACAACACGGCAGTTGGATATCAGGCGGCTTACACGGGTACTACAGCAACATACAACACGGCTCTTGGTGCGTTTAGTTTGTATTTTACAACCACAGGAAGTAACAATACTGCCGTAGGAGCTTCCGCTTTAAATGCAAATACAACCGCTAGTAATAACACGGCTGTAGGTTATCAAGCAGGATATGCAAACACCACTGGCGATGGCGGTACATTTGTTGGTCGTTTGGCAGGTACTGCTAATACTACGGGTAGTAGTAATGTTGCAGTTGGTAATTCTGCGCTTACTGCAAACACGACAGGCGCGGCAAACACAGCAATTGGACAGCAAGCAATAGGTCAAAACACCACAGCACCAAATAACACTGCTGTTGGCTATCAGGCTTTATATTCCAATGTGACTGGTGGAAGTACAACAGCTATAGGAAGTGGTGCTGGTTATGCTTCTACTGTTGGGTCAACAGTATTTGTTGGCTATACCGCAGGCAACAACTTAACTACTGGATATTATGGCGTTTATATTGGTAATGAAGTTAGAGCAGGTTCGGTAAGTGCAACAAACGAAATCGTCATTGGAACAAGCGCCCAAACAGGCAAAGGCACAAGTACAGGTTTTATTGCCGCTGGAAGTGGTGGTAATTACCAAGGTAACAATTCATCAAGTTGGTCAACTACATCCGATTTCCGTTTAAAGAAAAACATTGCCGATAACAATGATGGTTTAGACAAGATCAATTCCATTCGTGTGCGTAATTTTGAGTACCGCTTGCCAGAAGAAGTTGATACAGCACTTAAGCCTACTGATGCAGTCAATAGAACTGGTGTTCAACTTGGCGTAATTGCTCAAGAATTGCAAGCCGTTTTGCCTGAGTGCGTGAAACAAGAATCTACTGGCGTTTTGTCTGTGGACACCGACAATCTGACTTGGTACTTGGTCAACGCTGTTAAGCAACAACAAGCCCTAATCACGACATTGACAGAAGCATTTACCG